GTATGATGATGGACCAATTAATGCTCTGATACGGGAAAGGTTGTGTGTGTATTTGTGGAGTGCTTCTCACATCATAAGGGATACCATTTACACCACCACACAGGGTAATCCATCTGGGCAACCATTCACTAGCGTCACCAATTCTGTGGTTTGTGCTATAATACTGTTTGAGGTTTATACAGTTGACTTGGGGCTTAATGAGGATCAGTTTAATATTTCAGTTTATGGGGATGACAATTTTTCAGGTTTGTCAATAACAGGCGTCACCTGTGACACCTTGAAACCCATAATTAAGAAGAAGTACGGTATGGACTATACTCACTGGTCGAAGGACACCAATGATGCCATTGATACTATATGGACCATTTCATATCTAGGTAGACGCTTTGTCATGGATAATAGTATTATAAGGGCACCCCTAGATTATAGAGTCATTGTGGAATGCACTTATTGGTGGGGTAAGGAAGAGGAAGAACTCGTTGCTATCTCTTCTGTGCAGACCATGTTTTTAGAGGCATCGCACCTTGGCAAGTGCACTTATGATGCAATGGTAGTTAAGTTCTTTGAATATATTAGGAGTGAGATACCAGAGTGGTATGAAATCTTTCGTAGTGTTTGTAAAAGTTATTGGTACTATTTTGATGGTATGTATGTAGAGGGGCGCTTACTTGATTTCAAGTTTGTGGCCCTATCAAAAAGTAATCGGTTAGAGAATTCCGAGAACTCTGTTTTCAGTTGCCTTAGTGCAAAATATTCGTCGAAGGACATAAAACTGGTTGAAGGTAATTTTGCTGATAATATGGTGAGTAGTAGTAGGAATGAGGAGTATACCAATAGGGGAGTTAATGACGCACAGGAAACTCAAGTGGATCGTATTGGTACGGTACATGATGTTAGTCCCATTGAATTGAAAGGTTCTGAGTGCGACATTCGACAGTTGGTTAATAGGGGGTACAATGTGGAAACGTATACCCTTGATGGTAATCTTAATAGAGAATACCTTGTTGGCACTTATACAGTAGGTTCAGCACAGGGTACTGGGACGCAAATCGGGGTGTTGAATTTCCCATCGGCTTTGTTTGGTGTTCAATTTATGAGTAATATGCTTTCTATGTATGGTCATATGAGAGGTGGTGTGCGTGTTTCTATACGCACCTCTGCCAGTAAATTCGATTATGGGGTCCTAATGGCAGATTGGTATCCCAATAAGCGTGGAGTTGATACCAATGTTGATGATGTCTTTAGTAGGAGTGGTAGGGACCATGGTCTGTTAAGGTATGAACAGAGTGAAACCATGGTGATGGATTTCCCTTTCATACACCCTGACCGAATGTTGAATGTAGCCAGTCATTTAGCTGATGAAATAGGTTGTTTAACCTTGACTGTTGTGCAACCTCTTGCGAACATCAATGGCAACACAGAGTCCATAACAGTATTTGTTATGGCTCAGTTCTTGGACTTGGAGGTGGCTATGCCATACTACCAGACAGCCCCTTTGTCCAGTGTGCTTCCTCCAGTGGGTGATTTCGTGCCCCTGAGTAAGGAAGCGAACATTAAGACCAAAAACATGTCGTATTCTTCAGCATTTCAAAAAGCTGCTGGGGTTGCTGGAGCGATGTTTGCCCCCACATTTTCGACTGTGGTTAAGGAATTTGCCAGGGTAGCTGGGTTTGATAAACCCACCAACCCTAATATAATGGCCAATCCCAGACTCAGCTTTTGGGAAACTGACTTCCAAGCGAAGGGTATATCAACCATCAAACCTGGAGGTATCTCGATTGATGAACAAGTGGCCACAGGACCCATTACAGGCGGGTCTGTAGATGATGATATGCTCATACGAAAGATTTCTTGCACACCACAGATGGTGTCCAACACTTCCTTTTTCAGTAATAGTTCAAATGTGCTGCTATGGGACGCCAATAGCGTGACCTATAAAACATATGACACTTTTTT